TTATTTATCTTCTCTGATTTTGTACTGATGCACATAATCAGCAGGAAGCGGTGGTGCAAGCTTCTTTTCTATGATGGTGGCAATAAGATCTTTTTTCAGACCCTTCGTGGGAAGCCCGGCGTCTGCCAGAATCTTTTGAAGGTCTGCCTTATGCAGCTTACTCAATTCAATCTCATTGGAAACATCTACAAGGCGGGCATATGTTCCCGGATTCACAAAGTCCCTAATGAAATCTTCTTTTGAGTAATTCTTTGGCTTTTCCTTGTATAAGGATTCGTAGGAAAGCCCACCAGCGTAAATCTTTGCTTCATACAAGACAGCCTTGACAAAAAGTTCCTCAGAAAACCGGTACAGAGATTTGATGATGGGCACTGTCCCTTTATCCATGGTATCCTGCATGATTTGGGCACATGCCTTGGCATCAGACAGGGATTCATGGTGATTCAAGTCGAGATTGAGATATTTACAGATGGTGTCCAGCTTGTAGTTTTCCAGATTCCTGTAGGTGTATCTGGCACTCTGCAGAGAGTCGGCAAAGAGAAGCGGTTTATCCAGGGTGATTCCTTCCGTCTTAGCGGTATAGATCAGACAGCCCATATCAAAGTTGGCGTTGTGTGCTACCAGGGGGAACCCTTTGATGAAATCGCGGAAGGTGGATTCATAGAATTCTTTGAAGGTGGGAGAATTCCGAACTTTTGACCAGGTGATTCCATGGACATAGGAATTCGTGAATTTTGCTTCCGGAGGCTTAATCAAAGAAGTGACAGAACCAGTGAACTGCCGGTTTTCAACTTTTACGGCGGAAATGCTACAGATTGAATATGGCTGCGCATTGGCAGTTTCCACATCGAATGCCACAAAGCTGTCCATCGGGACCCTGTATTCATTTGTCACCGGCAGGCTTACCCTTGCAAATCCCCGGGTTTCAGGGAGCCGGAATCTGTCGAGCTCATTCGGCTTCATGGGAGATTCTGCAATCATCCTGTCCTTTGCTTTTTTATTTAAAATGACAACAACGAAAATAACAATGACAATTAATAATGCCATAATATCACCCTATTCCCCATCTTTGATGTAGATTTCTAAGCCTTCTGAAATCTGGAAGTTATTCGAGCTGGCATGACAGGCATTCTCAATGGAATCCACATCTTCTTCTTTAAACAAATCATCCCCTACGATGTGGTTGAGTTCGTGCTTCATGGCCAGTCTTTTCTTCTCATCGGATAAATTGTCATTGATGATGATTGTATAGGAGTCGTCCGGATTCTGCTGGACGACTGCCGGAACGCTGGGTGGCAGATCCTGATAGGTGACGATGATCATTGCGGCGAACCTTCCTTCTTTTTCAGGCCGTTGATGACGGTCATGACGACCTTGATGTCATCAGGAGACAGGTCTTTCGAGGCATCGAACAGGGTGCGCTGACCAGGATTATCTTTCAGTTCTTGTGCTAGTTTGGCGGTTTCTGGATCCAGGTAGTAAACGCTTCGAGAAGCCTTTCCCATTAGATAGTCTGTATCTACGTTAAAAAAGTCTGCAAGCTGCTCTAAAATCTCAAAGCTGGGTTTTCTGCTACCGACTTCATACATAGAGACTGTACTGGTAGATACTCTCAATTTTTCTGCTAACTCACTTTGTGTTAAACCAGCAGACTGTCTCATTTGCTTTAATCTATCTTTGAACTCAGGCATTTCTTCATCCCCTTTCGTTTCCACATCTTAATACTACACTTTTCGTGTAATAAATTCAAGAAGGATTTCACAGTACAGTGTTGACATATATACTTAAAGTGATATAATTACACTAAAAGTGAGAACGGAGGTGAGAAGTATGGTGTCTATTGACCGTAAAACCATTGGGAAAAAGCTCCGCGAGTTACGGGAACAGCGTGGAGAGTCCGTGAGTGATTTAGGCAAGAAAATAGGAGTCAGCGAGTCAACTATTTACATGTACGAGCAGGGCGAACGAATGCCCAGAGATGCCATAAAAGTACTGCTGATAAAGCACTTTGGCATATCGTCTGACTTTTTTTTGACTCAAAATCTCACTTAAAGTGAGCAAAATGAGGAGCATTTTTAAATGAAAAAACTAGAAATTTTTCAAAATAAAAGTTTCGGCCGCATCAGAACACTGGCTATCAACAATGAGCCTTGGTTTGTTGGCAAGGACGTTGCTGAAATACTCGGGTATGCAAAGCCTGAAAATGCCATTGCAAACCATGTGGATGAAGAAGACAAAACCAGTACCCTGATTCAGGGGAGTGGTTCAAATTACAAAAGCAAAGCAATCATCATCAATGAATCAGGACTCTACAGCCTGGTTCTATCCAGTAAGTTGCCGTCAGCCAAAGAGTTCAAGCGGTGGATCACCCACGAAGTCATCCCCGCTATCCGGAAACACGGTGCCTATATGACCGAGGATACCCTTGAAAAGGCATTGACCAGCCCCGACTTCTTGATTCAGCTGGCAACTCAGCTGAAGGAAGAGAAAGAAAAGCGACTTGCTGCAGAAAAGCAAATTGAAATGGACCGACCGAAGACCATTTTCGCCGATGCGGTTTCAGCTAGTCATACTAGCATCCTTGTAGGCGAGATGGCGAAGATCCTCCGTGGCAATGGTGTTGAAATCGGGCAAAAGAGATTCTTCGACTGGTTAAGGGAGAACGGCTATCTGATTCGCCGCAAAGGGACGGATTACAATATGCCGACCCAGCGGGCCATGGAACTTGGACTCTTTGAGATCAAAGAGGGGTCCTATGTGAATGGATCAGGCGTCAACATCATCACCAAGACGCCGAAAATCACGGGGAAGGGGCAGCAGTATTTTGTCAATAAATTCCTGACCGATACAAGGAGGTAATCCCTATGAAAGCAGAATTTTCCCGCGGCACGGATCCACCGACACCTAGGCTTGTCCCGCAGGTCATGACAGCACAGGAAGCCGCCGAGGTCCTTAATGTATCGCTCTCCACCATCTACAACCTTAGGGACCGTGGCACACTGCCACAGCTTACCAAGCTCCCAGGCGTCCGCTTTGCTGCCAAGGATGTGATGGACATTGTAGGCGTCAATACTTACTTTTACACGCCGCAGCGCATGAAAGAGCTGCAGAGGGAGTTGGACCGTAAGGACGCCAGGATTAAGGCGCTGGAAGCGCTACTCCGAGGAGCGGCCTCGACAATCTTAGATGGACTAAAGGGAGGGTAAACAATGAGAATAAGAAGGAAAGTCGCCATCATTGCCACGGCACTTATCACTGCGGTCCTGCTCACAGCGGGAGCCATTTGGAGAGAACGAATCAAACCCGAGCCAACGGATTACCTCACCTTCGAACACGTCGTCCACAGCGGCGACAGCCTTTGGAGCCTATGCGAGAGGTACAGCGGCTACGAGGACATCCAGACCATCATTGAGAGGGTCCGCGAGGACAACGGAATCAAAGAGCCAGGGGCATTGCAGCCAGGGCAAAGGATTAAAGTGAGAGTGAGAAAGGGTGGAAGATGATGATTGATACTGACTGCAGCGTATGCCCTTTTGCTGCTAAATGCCCGAAGCAAGACACCCCCGAAAGAATCCCATGGAGTCAAGGTGGATTGGGTCTATGCCCCAAAGTTGAAATCGGATGGGCGCAACCAACCTGCAAAGCCTGCCATTTCGCTGGCAAGGTCCGAAGTCGGGGCGGTGCAAAAATCCGAAACTACCGAACCTGCACGTTGCTTCCCGATGAGCCGATTGTACAGAACATTAAAGGGCGCAAGAAAAACTGCCCATTTATGGAACAAGTAATAAAGGAAAGAGCTTTAAACGACGTGTTTTGACAAGAACAGTGAAATGATTTTAGAAATTTTACTCAAGATTTTAGAAAAATGAGGTGAAATCGTTGCAAGAATCACTGTGGTTCTTAATTATTTTAGGCGTTTGCCTCGTGCTTTTGATGCGCAGGGCACTTTAAGGAGATGAGAAAGATGTGGAAAATCTGCGAGGGAAAGACCTCTTTCCCAATCGGCGAAGGGAAGACCCTTGAAGAAGCCATTGCCAAGGTTGAGTACGAATTTAGTCCCCTCGATAAAATCGGAAAGGCTTACGCGCTGATGGTGGCTCATAAGAAACCGATGGCCATCCCGACCTACATCCTTGAGTCTGGACTGTGGCAGATTGTTGAGCACGCAGCCAAGGAAGGTTATATCGTCAGGCCTGATGATTTGAGCGTATCCAAGGTTGTCCTGGATGCTATCAATGAGATGCTGACAAGAGACCTTTGCTTGGAAGCGGCTAGCGATTGGATTTCGGCTGAAGAGCTTATGGAGAAATACAAAATGATGAAGGAGGGAGCTAAATGACCAGCTGGACTGTGATGGATTACAAAAAAGAAATCATCGGATGGGGGGCCTCCTCGCTAGGGACGCTCAAAATCAGGCTTAACCAAGAGAATTTTAACGAACTCAAAAAGCCCTTCGCCATGATTTTTGCCGCTGACAAGGTCATTATCAAGATGGATCCGGATGATCTTAATATGGCGATTGCGATTGGGGATGTAAAGCCGGCGAAAAAATCGAACGTGAAATCAGACCCCGTCCACCATCCTAGTCACTATTCCTGGCGCGGAGGCATGGAGGCGGCTGACATCGTAGCAGAGATGACGAGAGGGGCTGAAGGGGCCGAAGCCTACTGGCTTGGATGCGCTATTAAGTATCTTTACCGCTATCCAAAGAAAAACGGGCTCCAAGACATCGAAAAAGCTATCGAGTGCTTGCAGCGGCTGCGGGCGATTGTAGCTAAGAAGGTCAAAGATGGAAATGCCCTGGAATGAGTGGCAGGAGCTGGTCCTCACGGCTAGGATCATTGCCTTGGACCACCTCAAGGCCCTTGAAAAGGACTCAAAAGACAGAGCCGCCATCAGCTATTTTCATGGGCTAGAGTTCAAAAGATGGTTCTCCACGCCCGCCAAGGAGCCGATTGACGCCATCACCATCTGGCATCGAAAGCCGATTGCCGTGGCCAAGTCGCTGAAACTCGTTGATGACCCGCCACAATTTGCCATCCCGTCGAAGCCAGCTAGGCATTGCAAGCAGTGCGGAGCAGAGATTCCGCGCGGACGCATTTATTGCAACGACTGCAAAATCAAGCGAAAGATCGAACGTAATCAGCGGCGTGCAGAAAAGCGACGCAAGCAAAGAGCGGCAAAGCGAGAAAAAGCAAGGCTGGAGCTAATCAGCCAGCTCACAAAGCTCAGGTCCGCGACGAGGCGGCTTACCAAAATGATTGAAAAGCTAAAAAAAGAATGAGGCCTCTGCGCTGCAACGCAAAGACCTCGGGTGAACACTTTGGACAAGGTTCACCCCATTATACCATGGGAGATGACAGAAATGAAAAGACCAAAGAAATTCCGCGCGTTTATGTTCCAACTTTTTAAAAATGTAACACTGACAAACCTTTGTACTGCTCTGCGTTTGGCAGAAATTAACGAAGAGGAGACTCCTGAGTATGTCTACTGGCTCTATCGGATCATCGATGCTGAGGAGCTGCCGGATGAGGAGGAAAAATGAGGAAGGAATATGTGGAGTTAGCCTGGCAGCACCTTGTTGCTGAAGCGCGATTTTTTGAAGACGAAATCATGCCAGCTTATTCTAAGGCAGTCAAGGAGCATATCTGCGACCTTGTTACCCGAGAAGCGCTGATCCCAAAGGAGGACGAACAATGAACCTGATTAGCTTGACTCTCGAAAATTTCAAGGGCATCAAGGCCTTTACCCTCGATGCCACCGGCCAAAATGTCGATGTCTACGGCAGCAATGGATGCGGAAAATCAACCCTTTTTGATGCCTTTACCTGGCTTCTTTTCGGGAAGAACAGCCACGACGAGAAGGACTTTGGAATCAAGACCTTGGACGAGAAGGGGGAGGTCATCCCCCGCATTGATCACCAAGTAACCGCCGTGATTGAGCACGATGGACGGCAGATTGAGCTGACGAGGACATACAAGGAAAAATGGCGCAAGCAGCGGGGCGCCGCTGAAGCTGTCATGGTTGGAAATACGACTGAATATGCCTATGGCCCAGTCGGGGCCGCGACGCCCATTAGCGCGGGCGAATATGCCAAGGCCATTAACGGCCTCATCGACGAAAAGATTTTTAAGCTCATCACGGATCCACTTTACTTTAATGAGCGCCTCAGCTGGCAGGAGCGTCGGCAGCTCCTGATGCAGCTCTGCGGAGATGTGACCACCGAAGAAATCGTCAAGGACAATGCGGACCTGGAAGAGGTCTTCGACCTTGCTGTAGGCAGGGATATGGAAACCACGAAAAAAGGCGTCAGGGCTGCGATTAGAGCCACGAACAAAGAGAAAGATGAAATCGGTCCCAGAATTGACGAATGTCGTAAGGGACTGGTCGATATTAATCTTGCGAGTCTTGACGACGCCAGGATTGACATCAAGACGATCCCAGAAAAAATCGAAGCCCTGAGGCAAGAAAAGATGGCCAAGTCCGCCATGGACCAAAAGGTCAAAGCCCAAGAAGAACTGGCGACGATTAAGGCGAAGATCGTGGCCATGAAATCAGCTAGAGAAACAGTTTATCAAGAGCGGATGCGGGATTTGATGAATAAGGAAATGGAAGCGCAGAAATCGGCATCAGAGCAAAAGGAAATCTGTGATGGATTCTGGGCGCAGCATGCTGCTTTCCGAAATGAAATTGCCCGCATCAATGAGGGCTTGGAAGCCCTCAGAAATCGTTTTAGAGAGGTTTTTTCTAGTGTCTACACTAAGATGCCTATCGACACGATTTGTCCCACCTGTGGCCAAAGTCTGCCGCCAGAAAGCATTGAAAAAGCTAAGGCGGCCATGGAGGAGGATGAAGCGGATTTTAAACGGCAAAAAGCAGAATTGCTGAAGAAAATTCGCGAAGAAGGCAAGGCCAAAAAGGCTGACCTGGAAGCCAAGCAAAAAGACCTGACAGCCCTTGAAATGAAGGCCAAGGCGGCAGATGAGGATCTGGTTATTCGGCGAGATTTTAGGGATGAATTTGCCACTCGGGCCAAACTCCTCAAAGTCGCACCACCGACGGAAGAAGAGGTCCGCCTCATCCAGCAGGCCATGGACCTCAAGGCTCATATGGACCAGCCGCAAAAAGATCCTACCCTGGCTCAATATGACCAGGAAATTGAGACTCTCACTGCCAAGCTTGATGCAGCCAAGGCCATCATTGCTGCAGCTGACCGAAACAATCAGCTTAACGCCCGTATTGGTGAGCTGCTAAAGGAAGAAAAGACACTCTCCATGCATCTCATTGACCTGGAGCGCCAGCTCTATCTCTGCGAGCAGTTTGTGAGAGAAAAAACGGACCGATTAAGTGCAAAATTGGAAGAAAAAATCCCGAACGTGAACTTTATCATGTTTCGGCCTAATGTGACGAACGAAGGCATCGAGGAGTGTTGCGAGACGAGCTATCACGGAGTCCCCTACAAGGATCTCAATACCGGCGCACGGATTAACGTCGGCCTTGAAATTATCAAAGCCCTGGCAGACGAATATCATGTGACGGCTCCCATTTTTATCGACAATGCGGAATCAGTCGTTAAGCTCGTTGACATGCCGAGTCAGCTGATTAGATTGATTGTGAGTGAAAATGACAAGACTTTGAGAGTGGAAAAGGAGACTTGAAATGACTAAAGCACTGACAACTAACGTATCGGAAAATTTCGTGAAGAAGATGCTCTCGGAAATCGCTTTCCCAGTGACTGACGAGCAGAAAGACCTCATCCAGGGCTATTTTATCCAGATGGATAAATTTCTGACGGACAACGGCATCGCTTGGAAAGATGTCATTGTCGACTACAAGCTGGCTCAAGACCTTATGGTCTGCGCACAAATCGGCTTTGATATGCGCTCTGAAGCCATGCTCTACCCCGTCGCCAGAAAGGACGGGAAGGCGGGAGGAAAATACCGGTTCTCCGTCCAGAAGGGCTACAAGGGCCGCATCTTCGAGGCCACGAAATATGCTGTTGGGAAAATCGTTGACATTGATGCTCATCTTGTCTACGAAAATGACCAATTTACTCCTCACTTCAAGGACGCCAATCATCCTTATGATACCTTTGAGTTTAATCCTCCGAAAAACGTCTTTGTGGATCGGGGCAAGTTGGTAGGCGGGTTTGCTTATATCACCTATGAAAATCAGCTCCAAAACAAATTGGTCGTCATGTCCAAGGCCGACATTGACAAGAGAAAAAATACCGCTGCAGCCAAAGCTATCTGGAATGCCTGGTACGAAGAAATGGCCATGAAGACGCTCTATATTGCTGCAGCCAAGGCCGTCCCAAAAGACCCCTCCAAGATTGATAGTACTTACCGTGCGTCTCAGCTCCTTGACCAAGCCCAAGGTGACGATGACATCCAGGCGGGCATCATCGAGGCGCAGAAGGCAGCGGAAGTTGTAGATCTCTCGGAGCCTGTCACGGCGCTGCCTGAATCCACAACTGTGGCCATGCCTGTGCACATGGCCATGCCTCAAGAGCCTGAAAAAGTGCCTGTAAGCCAGCCAGCTGCAGACCCTGCGCAGGAAATCATGGAGATGGATTTCTGATGGAGATTAAGACGATTGCAACTGGAAGCAGTGGGAACTGCTATGTCCTGACGGCGCCGAACGGGGACCAGCTGCTGCTGGAATGCGGAATCCCGTGGAAGCGCATTGCCACGGGCATGAAATGGGATTTTTCGAGGCTCCAGGGCTGCGTGATTAGCCATGAGCACATGGACCATGCGATGGCAGCGATTCACCTTTTAAGCCGGATGATTCCGGTTTTTGCAAGCGGCGGGACCCTTGCAGCCATTGGATGCGGAGATGCCTTATCGGCGTATCCTCTCCATTCTAACGATGAGGACGGAATCAAGCATGTGACCAAGGCAGGAGCCTTTACGATTATGGCATTCTCTGCCATCCACGATGCAGCAGAGCCGCTCATGTTTGTCATCAAAGATAGCGTCGATACCTTGCTTTTTGCAACTGACACGCAATATATGCCAAGAGCTTTTTCGGGTCTTACCAAGATCATGATCGAGGCTAACTATGATCCGAAAATCATGAATGAAAATTTTATCCAAAACGGCGACGTTGGACCGAGGCGGCGCCGAGTCATGAAGACTCATATGAGCATCGAGACATTGGAATATTGGCTGCGGGAATGCGAACAAAATTATCTTTTTTCTAATCTCAAGGAAATCCACCTCATCCATTTGTCGCGACAAAATTCCGACATGAGGGAATTTCAGGATCGAATTGAGACTTCTATCGGGGTTCCGGTCTACATCGAAGGAAGGTGAGCAATATGGGCAAGGAAGAGGGGTTTGTTAAAATCTATCGCTCGCTCATCGATGATCCGATCTGGCTCAATTCGACGCCGGCGCAGAAAGCAGTCCTTATCACTCTGATGTGTATGGTGACGTGGAAGCCTAGAAAATGGGACGTCCTAGGAAAACCCATCACTCTCAAGCCAGGACAGTGCTTTACCTCTCTTTCCGAGATTGCCCTGAGGGCTGGCGATGGAGTCTCTCGTGAGGTCGTTCGCAAGGCTCTTGCACGGTTTGAAACCCTCGGTTTTAGCACACACCAGAGAACACAGCGAGGGACGCTCATAACCATAGTAAAATGGCGTGTCTACCAGCTTGAAGAAGAGGCAGAGAACACAGCAGAGAACACAGCGAGAACACAGCGAGAACACAGCGAGAACACAACAATAAACAAGAAAGTAAGAAAGAAAGAATGTAAGAATAACCCCCTAGGGGGGATCATTGAAAACTACACCTCAAATCCTGCCCTTATCTCCGCCCTGGAAGATTGGGTGGAGTCCAGGAAGGCATCGAGGAGGGCGACGACAAAAAGGGCTGTCGAGATCAACCTCAGAAAGCTGGACCAATGGGCAGCCGGTGACGATGCCAAGAAGATCGCCATCATCGAAGAGACCATATCTCTAGGCCTTGCTGCATTCGTGCAGCCAAAAGAGAAGGTCGAAAAAATCAAGACGGAGCCCAAGGATATGGGCATCCCGTGCTAGGAGGGAAGACTGTGGAACCTTATATTAAAGCAATGCTTGAGCGGGTGAAAAAGAAAATGCAGGATAGGCCACCGATGGAGCCGAGGCACCCAGAGCCACAAGACGGGATTTATTGCGACGAATGTCGATGCAGCGGCTGGATTGCTGTAACAGAAGAAAACGGCGCCACGGCTATGGCTCATTGCCCTAAATGCTGGGAGCGTCGGCAAGTGGTGAGACGCCTGAAGCAGTCCGGCGTTAGTCCTAAGGACTACGAAAAATACACATTGGAGTCCTTCGACGGGTCCAGGTCTGAAATGGCGGGCAAGATGAAGGCCATGGCCGAAAGATACCTGAAGGAGCACATCAAAGGCGGGCCGGGCATCGGAATCTTTGGCCGCTCTGGAATGGGCAAGACGCACCTTTGCATTGCTGTGTGCCAAGAGCTCACGAGGACATGCGGGGAGCCTCACTACTATTTCTCGTATCGGTCTGAAATGCCAAACCTTGTCAAGGCATCAAGGAGCTTTGTCGACGACTATGCTGACGCTATGGAAAAATGGAAGACTTGCCAGAATCTCTACATCGACGACCTCTTTAAGCTGGGTGGCAGGGTCGAAAATGGCCGTCTGGTCGATGTCGACAGGGAAGAGCTTAGAATCATCTATGACATCATCAATGCCAGATACCTGAACCACTTGACGACAATCATCAGCAGCGAATATCGACTCAACGACATCACGGCCTGCGATGAGGCCATCGGCAGCAGGATTTGGGAGATGATCAAGCCTTACGGGATTTTTGTCGAGGGGAAAAATCAGCGAATGGGAGGGGCTCAACCATGAATAAAATCAAACGGATAAGAAGAAAGCAATGGATTAAGGCATTTAAACTGATGGGAGCAATGAATAACACCGATTTGCTTAACTTGTTTATCAGCAGGCTGTCACTAAAAGCCCTGATTTTCTTGCTGCATAAGGAAGGAGCTCAACCATGAATAAAATTATCTTACTGGGCAGGCTCACAAGAGAGCCAGAAGCGAGAATGACAGCGAACGACAAGCTCTGCACAACTTTTACCTTGGCCGTTGACCGGCCATTTTCGAGGGGAAAAGACAAAGAAGCGGACTTCATCAACATCGTGACCTGGAATAAGACGGCAGAGGTTGCGGGCAATTTTCTCCACAAAGGCCAGCGCGCTCTCGTCGAGGGACGACTCCAGATTAGATCCTACGAAGGGAAGGACGGTCAAAAGCACTGGGTCACGGAGGTCATTGCGGATCACCTTGAATTTGTGGAGCCAAAAGGAAGCAGCGCTCCATCCGGTCCCATGGATGCCTTTGGACCTGGCGGCGGGCCTGTCAGTCAGCCTGCGAAACCGCAGGGACCGAAAGTGGAAGAACAAAATTATTTCGACGAAGAGTTTCCGTTTTGAAAGAAGGCATGAAAAATGAGAATTGGAACGAAAAAACAACCAGAATCAGTGATTCTGCAGGCAGTGAGAAATGCCCTGGTGATTGATGGCTATGACGTGACGAGGCATCAGCAGGGACTTGGGAGTAGGCGAGGATTTCCTGATCTTACAGCGCTGAAGGACGGAAAAACGTTGTATGTCGAAATCAAAACAGCCACGGGCAAACAGTCGCCGTGGCAGGTGGAATTTCAACAAATCTGCGAGCAGCACGGCGGGACCTACATTTTGGCTAGGTCAGTTGACGATATTAAGCCGTGGCTCACGAGAGTCAGACCGCTGTTTTAGGAGGACTGAGTGATGGAATTTTTAATTGGCGAAGATGCCGCTATTAGGATGCAGGATGTGGTCGCTGTCTATATCAGGGCAGCGACGCTCCCGGCAGGACAAAACAGATATTTTGTTTTAGCTAAAATCCGCAACTCGGATGATGCCATCAGCCTGGCGACCTGCGAAACGATGGATGAGGCGAATGAAGTCCTGAAAGATGCGGTCAAGAAAATCCAAGAAGAAACCGAGGAGGACTGAACAATGAATCAAAAAGAATGTCATGAATATTGTCAAGGACTGGCGGCTGCATTGAACGATATGGGGGGAGAAATCGAGGAAGTTCTCATGGAGATTTATTCCATGGCCATCCAAGCGCACAGCGTGCCAAAGCCGGGAAAGAGTGACTGCAGCGAAGACGTGCGGTACGGGCTCAAAGAGTTTCAAAAGTCATTAAAAAGACAGCGCAATACGTGGAAGTCCGTGATTGAACAGATGGAACTCTTGATTAAGGCTCTCGACTTATGACAGGACGGGATTTTTTAAAAAGTTTGAGAGAAGACAACTTCGCGCTCAAGTCCTTGGAAGATCGCATTGTCGAGCTGAAAAACAATCTCTACAGGATCAAGTCCATTAACTACTCGAAGGACAGAGTCGATGGCGGCGTGCCGTCAGATATCGCAGACCGAATCGGCATGATCCAGTCCTTGGTCGATGAGGCTAATGATAGGTGGGATTCGCTGATAAAGAAAAAGAGAATGGCACTTTCTATCATCTTCGAAATCAAGGATGGGCGCTATCAAGCTATCCTGGAGGAGCGCTATATCAATATGCGGTCGTGGAGCTTCATCGCGCGGCGAATTGGCTATGAAGAGAGCCAGACTTATCTGCTCCACAAAAAAGGACTCAATGTCTTTGATAGGATTTTTGATGAGAGAGAAAAAGTGCGTAGTGAATCGTAGGAGTCTCTCGTGATATCATGTAAGCTGTAAGAAGTGAGAGACAAAACGACCCTCGTCCCTGCTTCGCATGATGTTCACCTCCTTTCTAAGATTTAAGCAACGTACCGGAAACGGCCCCCGCAAATGCGAGGGCTTTTTTCGTGGAGGGATTTTTTAGAAAGGATTTTTTGGGAAAAGAAAATGGCAAGAGATTTTGCAAAACGGTTTTATGATTCAAAAGCGTGGAAGGATTTAGCCAGGCTGATTCGAGAAAAGAAACATTTTATCTGCGATAAATGCGGAAGACCTGGAGCACATCAGGTGCACCACATCATTGAGCTGACTCCGGACAACATCAACAACCCGAGCATCAGCCTCAACCCGAGGAACCTGATGCTGCTTTGCAACGACTGCCACAACAAGCTGCACCATCGCTTCGAGCAGGGAGCCAGCAGCAGAAGCTACAGCTACGACAGCGAGGGGCATGTGGTGGCTGTTCGGGAAAAGGAGCGGCGGCGCTGACCCACCCCCCCGGGGTAGCTTTTTCGGCGGGGGCAAAACGACCCGTCCCCCACTCTTGCGTGCGATACAGGCAGTTTCCGGAGGGGGTGTAATCAACGTGAAAGGAGGCGAAATGGATGGCGGACGAGAAAACAAGGCGAGGAGCCCAAACACGATATATTAACCAGCTGAAGAAAATCTTCAACGGATCCCCCAGACAAGCGGAAGCGATGCTCCTCATCAAAAGAGCAGCGTTTTTCCTGGCATCTCTGGATGAGCTGGAGCACATCATCCAGAAAGAAGGGTATGTGGATACCTACAAGAACGGACGGAATCAATCCGGTACGATGGCGTCGGCATCCCTCAAGGCCTACAAGCTGTCCATGGATGGCCTCCTGGCCACGCTGAAGAAACTGGAAGACATTGCTCCGAACCAGGAAGGAGCAGATGAACTGAAAGCTTTCCTGAACAAATGACATCAGCCATCGAAGAATATAACAATGTGCTCCAATCGGGACAAATCAATGCCTGCAAAAAGTTAAAAGCAGTCTATCAACATTTGACAAAGAACATCCAGCATCCTGGGAAATTCCATTTTGACAAAAAGGCAGCTGACAGAGCGGTGACATTCATCGAGACTTTCTGCTGCATTCCAAAGATGCGGGGAACCCCTCGATTCAAGTTGGAGCTCTGGCAAAAAGCCCTGGTGGAAGCCACTTTCGGCTTCGTCAATGATCAGAACATCCGGCAGTACAGAGAGGTTTTTCTTTTTATCGGTCGAAAGAACGCAAAATCCATTCTGGGTGCAGCTATGGCCCTTTATCTTTTACTGGCTGACGGCGAAGATGGACCGGAAATCTATACGGCAGCAACTGACAGGTCCCAGGCGAAAGTTGTCTGGGAATACGCCATTTCAATGATCAACCATGACGCCAGCTTAAAAAAATACCTCCGGCCCAAGGTCAATCTGATTGAATGCAAGGAAAACGGCGGAAAATTCGTCCCGCTGTCAAAGAACTCCGGCTCCCTGGATGGGTTGAACGTCTCCGGAATGTTCCTGGATGAACTTCATGCCATCAAGGACCGGAACATGTACGATGTCCTGAAAGGCGGCACCTACTCACGGAGCCAGCCCTTGACTGTAATCATGTCAACAGGCGGCTATTACGAAAGGGACAGCCTTTTCGACACAAAGTACAGCGAATACATGAGTATCATCGACGGCTACAGCACCGGCAGATATGTCGACGAGTCAACCCTTCCGATCATCTACGAGCTGGATTCCAAAGAAGAAGTCGTGGATCCGTCCAACTGGATAAAGGCCAACCCGAACCTGGGCGTCAGCAAGAATCCGGAGCGGCTGGAGCGGGAATTCAACCGGGCCACCCTGGATGAAAAGACCATGCGTGACCTGCTGGTGAAGCAGTTCAACTTCAGAGAAAACGCCCGGGATACCTTCTTCAACCTGGAAGACGTTGAAAACAAAGAGACTTTCAATCTGGATGATCTCTCAGGTATGTATTTCTTCGGCGGCGTCGACTTGTCTGAGACCACTGACCTCACATGTGCGACCGCTGCCTTTCCCGTAAATGATCCGGATACGGATGAACCAAAGCTGATGGTGCATCAGATGTACTGGATTCCCGAAGATACCCTTCAGGAGCATATCGAAAAGGATAAAGTGCCCTACGACGTTTGGATCCGCAACGGATGGGTGAGAACCTGCCCAGGGAATGTGATTGACCAAAAAGACGTCGTCAACTGGTTCCAGGAACTTCAGGCAGAGCACAATGTATACGCCTACAAAATAGGCTACGATGCCTACAACGCCCAGTACTTGACCAAAGACCTGGAAGAAAACTTCGGGAAGGACTTGACGGAGAAAGTCCAGCAGAATTTCAAGGGATTGTCTTCGCAGATGTACCTTTCGAAGGCATGGTTCAAGAAGCGGAAAATCGTGTACAACTACAACCCAGTGCTCTTGTGGTGCTTGCTCAATACAGAGGCAGTCACAGACACACAGGGCAATGTAAAACCATATAAAAACAGAAATTTGAGGAAACGCATCGACGGCTACAGCAGCCTGCTGGATGCGTTTTGTGTGTATCTTGACCACAAAGATGAAATCTAGGAAGGAGGTGAAATTATGAAAGGAATCCTGAGAAGCGCCTTCGACGCTGTATTCGGTGGGACAAAAGAGCCAAAGACCACTACATTCCAGATGATCAACGGATGGAGTAACTTCTTCGTCCCAATGGAAGACTATAGCAAGGACATCCTGATCAAGACCTGCATCGACCGGGTGGCTACTCATGTGGCGAAGCTGCACCCGAACTATGTAGTGATGAAAAAGGGAAAGAAGCAGCCGGCTAACAACAGCCAGCTTCAAACGCTGCTGGCCATTTCTCCGAACCCGTACATGAATGCTTACAGCTTCTTGTATAACCTAGCCACAAAGGCTGTGGCAAACAAAAACGCCTTCGCCTACATCAAGAGGGATCGGCAGCGGAATGTCATCAGCCTGTGGCCTATGGAATACCAGAGCTGTGAAGCCCGGGAAGACGATCGTGGGAACCTCTACATAATGTTCCGCTATGGCGGGACTCATTCCACCAGGACCATTCCATACACGGATCTGATCCATCTCCGGAGCATGTTCCAGCAGGGGGAATTTTTCGCTGACACCGACGATAACCTGGCGAATCATATGGCCCTGCTGACTAAACTGGGACAGAGCTTTGAAAATGTGGTGGAAAATTCCGGGCGGATCCGTGGCATCGCTAAAATCGCCGGGCAGGCGGGAACTGAAGCGTGGAAAAGCAAGGCAAAGATGCTCAACGAAAATCTGAAGGACCCTGCCCAGGGCGGTATGGTGGTCACTGACGGAACCATGGAATTTACGCCTGTGGACAGTGAACCAAAGGCAGCCGATACGGCACAGCTGGAATTCGTTCGGGACAACATATATCGCTACTTTGGCGTGTCCAAGCCCATCGCTGAGGGAATCTACGATGAAACGTCCTGGAGTGCATTCTTCGAATCCGTAATTGAACCGTTCTCCATTCAGATGAGTCAGGAATTCACACGGAAGCTTTTCACTCCGGATGAGATTGCCGCTGGGAATGAAATCGTGTTCGACGCCAACCGGCTGACCTACGCCAGCACGGATACCAAAGTGGAACTGATCCGGCAGCTTCGTCCTCTGGGCATTCTGACAACAAACCAGAGCCTGGAAATCATGAACCTGCCGCCCATCGCTGACGGCGACGACCGTGTCCAGACGCTGAACGTGGCCAACACGGATATCGTGAGCCAGTATCAGATGAGCCAGTCCCAGAAGGGAGGTGAGAAGGATGAACAAGGACCAACTGATGATCCGGCAGATTGATGTCAAACCATCTGACGAAGACATGGTCATTGAAGGCTATGCTGCTGTCTACGACTCTCCTACAGTCCTATGGACCGATGAAGACGGCACCCAGTACAAAGAGGTCATTGAAAGAGGAGCGTTCTCCGCAGCAGATCTGTCCAACGTGGTGCTGAGGTACAACCACAGCCCGGAAGGCATGGTCCTGGCAAGGACCACAAACGGCACGCTGCAGGTGACTCCGGACCAGAACGGCTTGAAAATCCGGGCAAAACTGGCACCTACAACTGCCGGGAAGGACCTGTATGCCCTGATCAAAAGAGGCGACGTCAACAAAATGAGCTTCGGGGGATATTCCCAGGATGTGGACTATGATCTGGACAACCACATGCGGCACATCAAGACCATGCGGAACCTTTTTGACGTCTCTGCCGTTGACTTTCCTGCCTATGAGGCGACCTCCCTAGCGGCCGTCCAGCGAAGCTTCGAAGAAGCTAGAAAAACTGAACAAAATCTGATTGAAGAGCGCATGCGGATCCAGATCGCAGCGCTTTTTTAATGCCTGAAAAAGAAAGAGGGAATGCTTAATGACTATCACTGAAATCATCCAGAAAAAAACTGAACTGCTGGAACGCTCCAAGACTGCAACCGTCGAACAGCTGAAGAACATCCAGAAGGAAATGGAAGGCCTGAACGCTGAGCTGAAGAAGGCCCAGGAAGATCAGCATGCAGAAATGCTGAGAAACAGCATCGCAAGTCAGATGGACAACGGTGCTTATGCCGGGAACATCCTGGCTGATGTAGGTGCTCCGAAAAAGGCACCTGTTGTGAATGCGAAAACCTTCGCCAGCACGCCTGAATATCGCCAGGCATTTATGGACTATGTACTAGAAGGAAAGATGGACCCCATGTTCCGGGCTGTTGCGACTACCGCAAACAACGGAGCTGTGATTCCCGTTCCCGTGCTGAATGAAATCGTCGAAAAGATGATGAAATACGGGAACATCCTTCCCCTGGTTCGTCACCTGAACTATCCTGCCGGTATGACCGTTCCCACCTCCACTCTGGAAGCCACCGCTAAATGGGTAGACGAAGGGGCAACCATTGCCGCTGACGGGAAAAAGACCACTTCCGTGGCATTCGCTGGGTACCAGCTGGCTGCAGCTGTCGGCCTGACATTCCAGGCTCAAATCAAGAGCATGGCCATTTTCGAGCAGGCCCTGGTCCAGGACGTATCTAAGGCGATGACTCTGGCTCTAGAAGAAGCCATCATTTCCGGCGACGGCACTGGCAAGCCCACCGGCATCATCAAAGCTACTCCTGCTGCGAAATTGACCACCAAAGCTCCGGATTACAAATTCCTGATCAGCATTCTGAAGTCCATTCCTTCCGCATACAAGAGCGGCTCTGTGCTGGTGATGAATGAATCCACCTTCCTGGATTTTGCCGGGATCACCGATACCGCTGGCCAGCCCATCGCCCACGTCAACTACGGTATCGACGGCGCTCCTGCTGCACGGATCCTGGGCAAGCCGGTTGTCTTCACCGACTTCCTGCCGTCCCTGGACACCGCCGAAGCCGGGAACACTGTTGCCTTTGCCTTTGACATGAGCAAATACATCCTGAACGTAGCTTATGCCATGGACCTTGTGTCCTACGTCGACAACGCCACCAGAAACCGCATTTATCAGAGCATTGGCCTGTATGACGGCAAAGTTGTTGACGCCAACGGCCTGGTGCTGATCAACAAGGCGGGGGCCTAACCCTCTCCCGCCTCTTTTGAGGAGGGAAGAGAATGGAACTCAAAGATTTCAAAAACTATCTCCATGTCGACTCTGATCTGACGGACGAAGACTCTCTCATCCAATCCCTGATGGCTTCTGCAAAAGAATACATTGTGAACAGCACGGGGAAGGAATGGACGGAAAGCGCAGACACTCCTCTGATGCTGACCTGTGCTAAGCTCCTGGTGGCGCACTGGTACTCTGACCGGGCACTGGTGTCAAAATCCAACGTCCAGGAATACAACCACAGCATTACGAGCATGCTGCGTTTGATTGAGATGTCTGATGCATACCCTGAAAAGGCGGTGAGGACGGAATGATTTGCAATCCTGGGCTACTGAATAGAAAGGTGACCATCTATCGGCCAACGGTAACGGCAGGGACCGACCTTGACATTCAGACAGATAGAGTGCTGTATTCCAACGTTTCTGCCTGGATCGCTCCTGTCCGGGGCCTTCAGTACAAGGAGGATGGGACCGACCGGAACGACGCCACTGTCAAGATCGTGATCCGCTATCGCAAGGGAATCACGGACGGCTGTTGGGTTCGATATAAAGACCATCACTACCTGGTGACCTACATTTCTGACCCGGACATGCAGCATGAATCCCTGGAGCTGATGTGCGTGGAACGGCTTCGTGGTGATCCTCCGGAATCTGTCCAGGATGGATGGGAGCCGTGATGCTATGGCTGATTTTGCGATCAAGGGCATGGAAGAACTAAACACCGATATCCTGGAAGCCGCTCAGCATTACCCGAAAGAGGTTGAAAAGCACCTCAAAAAGACCGGTGATGTGCTAAAAAAGAAAGCCATCGAGAAAACCCCGGATTCTGGGACCGATCACAAGCGAAAGCTTAGTAAGTCCTGGAAATCGGAAATCGAGGGCATGACTGTTGACAGCCTGGAATATCAGCTACGGAACACATCGCCCCACTATCACCTGGTGGAACGGGGACACAAGCTGGTAACCCGGAAGGGAAAAACCATCGGCTTCGTCCAGGGGCGGCACTTTTTTGAAAAGGCATGTGACGCTTTCAATGCATCGGATGAAGTCGGCAAGGAGATGGACAGATTCATAGCAGAAATTAAAAGGAAGATTGCTCATGATTGACGACACAGATATCCTGAAGGCCGTCAGAGCTCAGCTGAAGGCGGCGTGGCCGGACGTGGACGTGAACCTGGACGATGTCCAGAGGTCCTTCCGGCTGCCGTGCTTCTTCCTTCGTTTTTTCGAGCTTGACAGCCCTCAAATGGTGTACAGCAGGAGCTTGAAAAGGTCCTGCACTCTACACATTGATTACTTTACCCAGAAGAACCGGAACTCTGCTATCGAGCTGTACAAGGTCCGGAAGCGGCTCCGGGAGCTCTTCACATTCGGTCTCCAGGTTGGCGACAGGGTCTTCAACTTCGATGGGATTTCGACTGAAACAAACGGAAAAGACGCAGATATCCTCTCTGCGACTCTCAGTTTTTCCTTCTACGACGTCATCGCTGGCAAAGAAGAAGATCCACCGACCATCGGAAATATCGAACAAGACATTGAACTTTTAAAGGAGTGAGAAAATGGCTCAAAAAGCACCTAGCGTCATCGTGACGTTTAAAGAACGGGGCATCACGGCCATCCAGCGCAGTCAGCGTGGCATCCTGGCCATGATTCTGACCGAAACCCAACCGCTGGAGCCGCTGACCATCTACTCTGTTGACGATATCCCGGAATCCGGGCTGGCTGCCGACAACGTAGAACAGATCCAGCTGGCTCTCAAAGGTTACCAGACCAGCCCCAGAAAGATTCTTGTTTATACCGTCAAAGACACCACCTACACCGACATTCTGAAAACCCTGGAAAATGTCCGTTTTGATTGGCTGGTAATCCCTGGCATTTCTGCAGAGAATGCGGAAAGCGTGGCATCCTGGATTAAATCCATGCGCACCGTTAAGGACAAGGCCGTGAAGGCCGTCCTACCCAATGAAGCAGCCGACTTCGAAGGCGTGGTGAACTTCACCAATACTAGCCTTCAGACGAAGAGCAAGACCTATACTGCTGCCCAGTACTGTTCCAGAGTAGCGGGCATCATTTGCGGTACTCCGATGACCATCTCCTGCACGTATGCCCCGGCTCCTGAGCTGATCGCCTGCGACAGCTACACCAGCGATGAACGGGATGAAAAGGTGGGCAATGGAGAACTGTTCTTCTTTAACGATGGCGAGAAAATTAAGATCTGCAAAGGCGTCAACTCCTACGTGACTACTGTCCAGGGCAAGCTGAACTCCTACCAGAAAATCAAGCTGGTGGATCTGATGGATATGATCCACGACGACATCAAGCAGACCGGGCACGACAGCTACATCGGAAAATACGCCAATAGTTATGACAACCGGTGCCTGCTGGTGACCGCCATCAACGGTTATTTCCACGAGCTGGAAAAAGAAGGACTCCTGGAAGTCGGCCAGAACCTGGCGGAAATCGACATTGAAGCCACGAAGAACTGGTTGGAAGCCAATGGGAAATACACCCGTGACGAACTGGAAAGCATGACCGATCTGGCCATCAAGAAGGCCAACATTGGCGAGAATGTGTTCATTAAATCCACTATCTCCATGCTGGATGCCATCGAACACATTGAAGTCAGCAACATCATCCAATAAGGAGGGATATAGATGCACGAGGTTGATACTCAGCGAGTCGTCTATGGTTCTTATGGGCAGCTCTGGCTGGATGGAGACGAAATTGCCGAAATCATCTCCTGTAAAGCTACCCTGACTGCCCAGAAGACGGCCATCAAGCGCAGCCGCCATCTGGTTGACGGATACAAGACCACAGGATATGAAGCCAAAGGCAGCATCAAACTGCACAAAGTCAGCTCCTACCTGATTAAAAAGCTGGCCCCGGCCATCAAGGAAGGGAAACAGGTAAAATTTACGCTGATCAGCAAGCTGGACGACCCCAACTCCCTGGGCGCAGAACGGATTGCCCTGTATGGCGTAATGTTTGACGCCGTCGACCTGATCAACTGGGAACTGGGCAAGGTAGGCGAGGAAGACCAGAACTTCACTTTCGAGGATTTCGACCTGCTTGACCTGATCGACGAAGAATAAGGAGAAAAAGCATGAGCGTACTCGCACTGCTGCTTAATGCAGACACAAAAAAAATTGAAGAAAAGCAGACTAAAAAGATGGAAATCCCCAGGCTCTCTGCAGCCCTGGGGGCTCCTTTTGAATTGGAATTGCAACCAATCGACCCGGAGCTGTATTCCGAGATCCAGGAAAGTGCTGTAAACCTGGACAAAAAAGGCGGCCTGAAGAGCATCGACACCTATGCGCTGTCGGTTCGGACCTGCGTCGAAGGCATCAAGGACCCGTCGATGAAAGACAAGGGATTGATGAAGAAATTCGGAGCGGCCTCTCCTAATGACCTTGTAAAAAAGCTGTTCCTGGCTGGCGAAATCAGTGATATTTCCCAGGAAATCAGCAAGGTCAACGGATACACGAGCCAGGACGAAACGGATGAAATAGTAAAAAACTGATAGAGACGGACGGGGAAGTTGAGCGCATGTACTTCCTCTTCCGGTTTCACAATATGGACCCGGCCCGGGTTGAGCGCATGCCAATCCGGGAGAAACAGGTCCTTTTTTCGTTCGCAGCATACGAAATCGCAGAACGGAACGCAGAAATCGAATCTTTGAAGAAGGGAGGGGACGATCATGGCACGAGTCATTGACGCCATCATCCGGCTCCATGATCAGTTCAGTCCTGTGCTGAAGAAAGTCAGCAATAGCCTGACGGAGTCGGAAAAGATGACAAACCGATTCGGCAGGAATTTGAAGAGCATCGGCGGAACAATGTCTTCTGTCGGAGCGACGGTTTCAACGGCCATGGCGCCCATTATGGCTGCCGCCGCTGCCGGGTTGAAGCTCCACAGCGACTTCGAACGTGGCATGGCTAAAGTCAGCACGCTGGTGGATACAAACGTAGTCAGCCTTCAGCAACTGTCCAATGGGATTCGCCAGATCTCCGATGAAACCGGCATGAGCGTGACCGAACTGGCTGAAGCTGAATATCAGGCAATTTCCGCTTCCGTTGACACGGCCCACGTGACCGACTTCGTTCGGACAGCAGCCATTGCCGCAAAGGCTGGCTTCACCGACACGACGACGGCTATTGACGGACTGACGACAGTGCTCAACTCCTACGGCCTGAGTGCTGAAAACGCCGGGAAAATCACGGATCAGATGCTAATGACGCAGAACCTGGGCAAAACCACCTTCGGCGACCTGGCTCAGGGCATTGGTTCCGTGGCCACGGCGGCCAGTCTGGCCAAAGTCAGCACAGACGATTTGTTCGCCAGCATGGCTATCTTGACCAAAAACGGCGTACAGACGTCCGAGGCTTTCACCGGCTTCCAGGGCATTTTGAGCGCCGTGTCCAAACAGAGTCAGCAAACGGTTAAAACAGCCGCAGCCCTGGGGATTGACTTCACGCCGGAACACCTGGGACAAGTCGGCTGGATCCAGTTCCTGACTGAGGTCAAGGAAAAGGTCGGCGATGATCAGACGGCCATCCAGCACTTGTTCGGCAGAGTTGAAGCAGCCAACGCTTTTAAGGTCCTAACCAAAGATCTGGGGCAGCTGAAAGACGCCCAGAGAGCTATGGGTGACTCTATGGGAGCCACGGAGCTGGCATTTAACAAGATGCTGACCCCGGCGGAGAAAAACAAAATCGCCATGAACCAAATGAAGAACGCCCTCATGGATCTCCGTGGTGTCGTCGCTCCTGTGGTCATGGCAACCGCTCAGGCTGTCAAAGCGTTCACCGGTTGGTGGAACGGGCTCAGTGATGGGCAGAAAGCCTTTGCAGTCCATGCCATCCAGGTAGTGGCAGCCTTCGGAGCCATCACACTGGGCGTGGGAAAAGCCATCAGCGCTGTAGGACGCTTCAGTATTTTTATCAGCCGATTGCCCAGGACGTTCCGCAACATCCGGAGTGCTGCTTCTATCATCGGGAAAGGCTTTCAGGTCATTCCCGGCGCCCTTCGTCTTGTAGGCGGAGGCTTCCTGCGCATGGCTGGCATCGTAAGAACCGCCATGAGTGGTATCGCTGCTGCCGTCGCCGCAAACCCGGTATTCTTCGCCCTGACCGCCCTGGTGATGCTTCTGATTGTGGTCTACACCCACTGGGATGAGATTGTGAGCTATGTCAAGGAAAACTTTCCACAGGTCTATGCAGTGGTTACCAGTGTAGTCTCCAATGTCATGAGCAAACTGAGTGCTCTGATTGACTGGATTACGGGGACACTGATCCCGATGTGGACCAACGGCTGGAACACCATGACGGCCATCTTCGAGGGAGCCTTTGACGGGATCTCTGCGATCGCCCACCGGGCGCTGGATTGGATCCTGGACAAAGTGGAAAGCATCAAGAGTGCTGTGTCCAGCATCCATCTGCCGAGCTTCAGCTTAGGCGGACACGCTACCGGCACTATGGGGCTCCCTGGTGGAACGACTTTCATCCACGAGCAAGGCCCTGAAATTATGGACCTGCCCACCGGGACCAGGATCATTCCTCACTCTGAGAGCCTGAAACAGGAGTATGCCAGAGGCCGAAAGGAAGGCAGCGGAAAAGGTGGCATGAGCATCACCATCCCGAAGCTGGCTGATCAGATTGTGGTCCGGGAAGATGCGGACGTTGACCGCATCATGGAGAAGCTTGTCTTTAAGCTGAAACAGTTCAGCATCAACCGCATGGAGGGGGCGATCTAATGGCGAATGAATTTTGGAGCGGTCTTATAGCCGGACTCATTTCCGGCAACGTCAACTCCGTGATCCTGAGCGCCAACGGCGATTCCATGACGCTCCCGATCATGCCTGAAACGGTGGAAACGAGCGTCTCCCAGAACAACGGAACGGTGACCATCAACAATGACGGTGACTACAACATGCCGGGGAAAACCGGGCTCCACGAAATCAGCCTGGATGGAATTTTCCCAGCTCAGAACTACAGCTTCGTTGATGTTACTCCGGAAAGCCCGGAAGATTACGTCTACAAGCTGGAGAACTGGAGATCTACCGGGCAGGTGGTCCAGCTAACTGTGCCAGACAGCCCCATCGACCTGCCGTTTCTGATAGAGTCCCTAAAATACGGATATAAGGATGGAACCTACGATATCTATTTCAGCATCTCATTCCGGGAATACCGCTACATCGCCGGAATCTCCAATGATAAAATCAACGGTTTGACTGGCCTTAAATCCCGACCTGATACCATGGTAGGGACCGGCGGGATTATCGGAACGACTGCAACCAGCGGGACGGATATGGCCGGGAATATCGGCAGAGCTATCGGCAGTGCTGTAAGATCTGGCACGACGTCTCCGATGGGTTGTATCGAAGCCGCCATGAGAGCTTGTAAAAAAGGCGGTGTGAAGCCGGGCGACCTGATCAAGGTGGCCGCATCGGGGGTGATGGTCAATGACAGAGTCATTTAGCCTCCTCGACGTAACAACCGGCGTGGACCTGACGCCCTGGATCATTTCCTATGAGTGGTCCGGAGACCTGGAACAGGCCGGACGGAAGCTGAACTTCAAGATCGCCTACACGACAAAAGATAATGCTTGGATGAACCCAGCCATCAACCTGGGGGACGAGATTATGCTCTACTGCATCGACCCAACGGCTGGCGGCCAGTTCGACCTTTTCCACGGGAAAATCTTCATGCAATCGAGAGAGTCAAGCTCCTACGAAATGGAATTTGTTGCCTACGATAAGCTGATCTACCTGGCAAAATCCAAATACACGCTGAAATTCTCGAAAGCACCCGTGAAGGACGTCCTCTCCACGGTAGCCAGCAAGGCTGGCCTGACCCTGGGACGTGTGGCCGATGATTTGACTTATACCGTCGACTTTGTGGCCGATGGAATGACCGGGACGGAAATCATCAAGAAAGCCCTGGAACAGGGACGAAAGAAATCCGGGAAGAGCTATCACATCTACCTGGATGCCCAGGACCGGCTGAACGTCGTCCGGGCTGACACGATCATCCAGGGCTATGCAATAACGGATATGACCAACCTCACTACAGCCAGCCACAGTGCCAGCATCGAGGACATGGTCAACCGGGTAGAAATCACTGACAAGGACGGCCATGTGATCGGAGCTGTGACAAATTCCAACGACGTCAAAGCCTACGGCACGATTCAGAGCGTTTACAAGGTAGACAACAAACAGGATACACAGGCCAGTGCCAAAGCAATACTCAAGAGTGTGTCGGAGCACAGCGAGGTCGAAGCCCTGGGGAACATCCAGTGCATCGCCGGATATGCGGTTGAAATCCAGGAAGAGCAGCTGAAAGGCACCTTCCTGGTCGTATCTGACTCTCATACTATCGAGAACAACCGGCACATGATGAAGCTGACGCTGCGCTATCTGGATCCGGAAGCTAAGCCGAAAATCACGACCGAAGGGAACACCTCCGGCGGTGGTATCACCATCGGGAACATCGACGAAGGCATGAGCTCCGGGGAAGCTGCCTGGCTGGGGGCGACCATGGACAATGGAACTGAAGGATGTGTGGAAGCAGCAACGAAAGTCGGAAGCTATTACAGCCCATTCCTTGCCCAGGAATACTCTAATGGCGTGGTCAATGTCACCGCGCTGGCCAATGATGCAGGCTCCAACACTATCGACTTTGATGCCAGCCAGCTTGAGAAGGGTGACGTCATCGTCTATGGAGATCAAGAGCATGTGGTCATCTATGACGGGGCCGGTGGATACATCGGGAACAGCAGCAGCCAGGATGAAGTGGTGCATGGTTCGAACTATAACGAAATGGGCGGGCTGACGCCTACCCAGATCATCAAGACGTCCAGGATATAAGGAGGATGCAGCAATGAAGAAAAACCCATACAGCGAACTCCTTGGAATCATGAATGGTGTGGGGAGAAATAACCAGAGCCCGACAATCCAGATCGGTACCATCCTGGAGCCGCCGCCCAACATCAAGGTGAGATACAAGAGCATCATCCTGGAAGCCGCTGAATGTTATATAAGTGAATATCTTCTGACCCAATACAAGAGATCGGCAGAAGGGAACATTAAAACAATCACTGAAAACGTAGCAGGAGGATCTGGTGAAGCTCAATATGCAAGCCATGCCCATCCGGTCAATCACTATTACTCAGAATCCTGGATCACAACGGATACCCTGAAGCCTGGCGACAAGGTTGCCATCATGCCATGCGAATCCGAAGACGGCACAAGTCAGACCTACATTATCCTGGACAAAATCGTCCGTCCGAATCGAGGTGCATTCTAATGCCTAATCCATTCATCGCCGGGCCTATCACTCAGACCGCCAAAAGCTACACGGCAAACCTGCCGGAACTCCAGGAACTGGCATGGGACTTTACCCATGATACCTTCGTTCACGACAATGATGGGCGGCTGAAAACCGTCACGGGAAACGAGGCCCTGAAGGTCTGGATCTACAAAGCCCTGAAGACGGAGCGCTACCGCTACATGGCCTATCTTCATGGTGACTACAACGCTGAAGGGAACTATGGCGTGGAACTGGAACGCTTCATCGGCACCCGGTCAAACAGTGAAATCAGTGCCACGGAAATCAAGAGATACATCAAGGATGGGCTCCTGGTTGATCCCTATATCAAGAGCGTGGACGCCATCGAGACCACCGTCAGGGACGGCGAAAACCTGACTCTGACTGTCAATCTGACAAGCGTCTACGGCAGTACGTCCATCACAGTAGGAGGTGAATAAGCTTGTTTGAAACACAAAGCAAGGACGAAATCCAGAAACGCATGGCGGCGGACCTGTCTGAGATGAATCCCAACAGCACCATCGAAGGCAGCTTTGGCCGTGATATCATCAACGCCACCAGTGTAGAATTTGAAAAAACCTATGCAGAACTTTCTCTGGTGAACCAGGCAGGCTTCGCACAGACAAGCTGGGGCGACTACCTGGAAAACATCGCTGAAGAACATGGCGTCTTTAGACGGGCAGCTGTCCAGGCCATCGGCACCGTCACGGTGACCGGCACTGGGACGGTCTCCCAGGGTGCGCTGTTTCAGACCCAGGACGGCACGGAATTCACTGCCACGGAGACCGTCAAGGTCACCACCACGGCAGACATCCCCGTAAAAGCTGTGGAGTATGGTGCCAAAGGCAACGTTGCCGCCGGTGCTATTACGATCATCCCCATGAGCATCCCCGGCATCACCCGGGTCACCAATGCTGCAGCAACATACGATGGCTTCGACGAAGAAACGGACGATGAGCTCCGGGAAAGGCTGCTGTTTAAGGTGCGCCAACCGGCTACATCTGGCAACATAAACGATTACATCGAATGGGGAACGTCCGTGGAAGGCGTCGGGCATATCACCGTCGTACCGCTTTGGAACGGCAATGGCACGGTGAAGCTGCTGGTGACTGACTCTAACGGGCAACCGGCCAGCCTGGACCTTTTGTCCAGGGTGACGGAAAAAGTGGAAAGCATGCACCCAATCGGTGCTGACGTGTCTGTCATTGCTCCGTCTGTACTGGGCCTGACCATTGCCCTGACTCCCACCAAAGGCGGGGGAGATGCCGATGCTATCAAGAAGGTTCTCAACAAGTATTTCCTCAGCAAGCAGTACACCGAGAAAAAGGTCTCTTATGCGAAGGTTGGCCAGCTTATCATCGAGAACAGCGACACGACGCAGGTGGAAGATTACGACAACCTCACCATCAATGGAGCCACAGCCAACATCGGAGTGGATACCGACCAAATCCCGAGCGTGGTGGAGGTGGTATTGAATGCCTAATTTCAGACTGTTGAGGGACAGTGATCCAGACGTCAGCAAATACCTCCCTCTGTTCCTCATCAACGACCAAACCTTCAAATCGTGGCTTGATACCCAGAGCGAGGAGCATAAGCGCATCTGGACCGACATCATCGACGTCTGGAAACAGTGCTACGTAAATGAAGCCACCTGGGGGCTCAGCGACTGGGAAACATTCTTAGGAATTCCCACGGACGAGAAGCTTTCCTACACAGTGAGACGGGCGGCGATCATCGCCAAAATGAACGGCACTCAGACGGTGACGAAGGAATTCCTGGAACGGACCATCAACAGTTTCACGTCAGATAAATCCAGCCGTGTGGTGGACCATCCAGACCAGTACAGCGTTGATATCTACCTGCCGAACGGCGGCGTGCTGTCTTTTGAGGAAATGGATAAAGCTATCCGGACGTTCATGCCAGCGCATATCGGCTGGCGATACATCTATCAGACCTACGTCAACGGCAGCCAGTACATCGGGGCTGTGCTTCGTCCCGCACGGACCATCATGGAGATGGGCAGGCTGAAAGGTGACAAGCTGACCGGGCAGAGCGTGCTCCGGCTGGACAAGGCCATCGACTACGTCAACGGGGATGGGCAAATCCAGACAACCCCGGATGGAGTCAAGACCAACGCCGTACTGGATTCAACGCCTACGACCATCAGCCCCTGCTCATCCGCTCCAATCGGTGCCACAGACGGGATTTTCCACGTCAGCGAAGATGGGAACATCAAAACGATTAGCTAGAAAAAGGAGTGAGACAATGGCTGAATTCCATAATATTACCGTCACCAATGACGGAATGAAGCTGATAGCCCTGGCCAGCGCCATGCAGAAGCCTATTGTATTTGACCGCATGGACATCGGGGACAGCAGGCCGACAGAGGTCAGCAAGGTGGCGTCCCTGACCGCTGTGGTCAGCAAGCGCATCGAAGCGTCCATCTCCGATATCGGAGTGGTCACCAATGCCGATGTGAGCGAAGCCCGCTATCGCATCCTGGGCAAATACAGCAACAGCAGCGTGACAACGGGCTTTAAATTGTCAGAAGTGGGCGTGATTGCCCACGTAGAGTCCAACTATTACCAGGATGCTGGCTGGAATGGTTATGCCGGAGAGAATTTGCTCTTCGGCTATTTTTATGCTGATGAGGGAAAAGAAGACTGGCTGCCGTCCAAAGATACGCCCATGGACGACCTGCAGATGGGAGCCTATTTTACGGTCAGCAATGCCACCAGCATTGCCGTCTATATCAATGAAGAAGACAACGTCAGCCGCTCTGACTTTAACGCCCATTTGACCGATAAAAACGCCCACTCCGATGTGGTCGGCTGCACAAGCACGTCCGACGGTGTCAGAGGGTTTGTTCCCCAGCCTAAAAAAGGCATGCAGGATAACTATTACCTGGGTGCTGACGGTACCTGGAAGCAGGTCAAGCAGCGGTCCGTCAAGGATATCATCGACATCATCTATCCGGTGGGATTTGTCATTACCACCACTGGCGACCAGAACCCGAACCAACTGTGGGCAGGCACTACATGGGAACGCTATGCTGCAGGCCGGGTGCTGATGGGCGCAGGGACATATACAGAAAATGGCGTGACTTACACTTACACCAACGGGGCCACAGGCGGCGAGGTGAAACATCCGCTCACTGCTGATGAAATGCCTAGTCACAGTCACAGCTTTGCCTTTGGCACAACCAATATTTCTTTCAGCTTTTCCATTCGTTCTCAGTCTAAAGATGCCGCCAACGTGATGGCCGGAACGAACACCACCGTTGCCAGAAGAGAACATAACAGTGGATACGCCGTAGAGCCGTCTTCTGCCGGTTCGTGGTATCGTGATGAACTGTCTTTCAACAAAAACATCACGCCCACTGGAACGATGGGCAGCACCGGAGGGAACGGGAGCCACGAGAACCGGCAACCGTACACCGTGGTAAATTTTTGGAGACGCACTTCCTAGGCTGTTCTACGCCAGAAGCTGACAACTTGATAAGGCATCCTGTTTTCATGCCCAGCGTTGCCTCCAGTGGCGCCGATAGTAATGGTGTGAGAATGGTTGCCATCAGTGGAGGTTTTGACAATGGCATTGTCCCTGTCGCTGTGAACCCCTTCTAGTCCAGCATGATTATTGCTTGCGTCATACCAGCCATAAGGGGTATCCGGGGCTTCAGAGGTTTTATCCCAGGGCGCTCCATGATAGTGATTTCCGTTGGTGCTACAGCTGGCGCTGTGGCTATGTGACGGAATTTCATCAGCAGAGAAAGGACTGATTAAATGAGTGTTTTCCAGATTTTAAAAAATAATGTATTGATCATCGACGGGAACCGCACCTACAGCGATACCGTCGATAATTTTTTACTTGACGCCGGGGCAGTATCCGTCCCGGAATCCGTCATCTATGACGATGCACAGGAGTGCTGCGTGGTGGATTGGGATTTTTTATCCTATCCCAACAGCACCTACAGCGGTTACTGTGAACGCATCCAGGACCTGCTGGATGCCCAGGCCAAACGTATCTACGTGCCACCGGCTGAGCCGACGGAGGAAGATCGACAAGAGGAGCAGAAAGCCAGCCTTAAAGCCGACTATGACAGTGCGGTCAAGGAACTGAGCAACTCCATGGCCGTGGCTCTCCTGACTGGGGATACCGATGCCCAGGAGAGCATCCGGGCAGATTTTAAAGACCTGCAAAAAGCATACAAGGAGGCGGTCGAAAATGTTTAAGCTCCCAAAACGTTGCGAATACTGCGCCCACAAGCTGGTTGACGGCAAGTGTGTCAATCCGGGCTGCATCGCTTATACGAAGCCAGAACAGCAAGCTGATGAAAAGAAGGATGGTGAGTCTAAATGACAACAAGAGCAATTGTACCTAACGGCGATGGCGAAGGCTCCCTGGGCACTTCTACGGCTAAATGGGGCGCTGTCTACTCTTCGGACCCGGTCAGCGGCGAGAACTCCGGTCAGGTACCCACCACGGCGTGGGTCCAGAAGCTCCTGGCTGATGCCCTGGCCAAACAGAAAGCGGCCTACGAGCAAGCCATCAGCACGGCCGTTTCAGCCGCCCAGACGAAAGCAAAACTGGACGCCCACCCTGTTGGCAGCTACTACTTCAGCGACAAATCGACGTCCCCAGCTGACCTGTTCGGCGGCACGTGGGAAGCCCTGCCCGCTGGCTACACGCTCATTGCACAGGGTTCCGGCACCGATGATTACGGTAGTTTTACGTACACGGCAGGGCAGAAATACGGCGAACGGAAGCACAAGCTCACCACCGATGAGTTGCCGAAAATTTCCGGGAGTGTTTCGTCTTTAATGAGATGGAACACTGGTAAAACTCAAAGTGGCGTTTTAAAGGCCGTAGAAGGCACATCAAAATTTCCTTCAACGCAAAGTGAAAATGTCTCAAACTCCACCGTTTCTATCGAGTTTGGCGGGGATAAACCCCACGAAAACCTGTCTCCCTGTGTGGCGGCCTACGGATGGCGTAGAACTGCATGAGTGCCACCGATGAACTGCCGAAGATTAAAGGCGATGCCCAGTTCCGGCTGTTCAACGGGAGCGGAAATATTGTGGGTAATCTTAACGATAAAGGAGAAGAAGCCGGAGCCTTTTCACTCGTCCCAAATAGTGGTAGCAAATGGAGCGGGACTATGCAAAATGGACCATCGGCCACCGCTAACACGGATGTTTTGCACCTCGAATTCGGGAAGAATCAACCCCATAACACCCTGCCCCCGTCCATCGCTTCGTATGGATGGCGCCGAACCGCTTAGGCCGTGCGTTTCCAGCAGTAGGCAGCTACGCTAGGCGGCAGATTGTTATGAGCTTGGTTAGCGCCGGTATACCCGGAACCATGGGAGCCGTACGTTATCCCTTGTGGATAATAATCGACGTTTATCAGCCCTTGTTTCCAAGGCTGGTTTGATTCCTGGTTTTTATACGCACTGAAATCGTTGTCCGTATAAACGGTATGGCTGTGGGAAGGCAGTTCATCGGTGGCTATGCGGTACGCCTCCACCCATAGGCCGCTACCACCGGTTGGATGTTGGCGTGGGGCTGATTGCCACCAAATGACAGTTTGGCCCTGCAGTAGGTTACCCAGGACTCACTACCGTCCCCGTAGGTTTGATATGTCCGGCCCAGCTCTGGGTCTTGGTACGAAAAAACACCGGTCGCAGGACGCTCAAAAAGCCCACCTTGATATCCGTTCCGGCCTCCGATTGTGCCAGAGATAGATGGCAATTCATCGGTGGATACTTGCGAAAGCAATTCGATGTCAATTTCATCTCACTTTATGTCATTGACAAGGCCGCAACGGTACCACGTTAAGCACAAGTAAGATACCTTCTCTAGCGGCTTATGATAATGCTGTGCGGACGATTGTCGAAAAAAGAAAAGCCCTGGTTACTCACAAAATATCCACTGCTTTTCTGAGCTCGGACAAGGTTTTATGTGTGTATACGGCTTTCGTCACCCCTTTTCTGGCGTGTCCCAGAATCATCTGGCACGCCGTATCACTGGCGCCCGTGGAATCAAGCATGGATGCGCAGGTATGACGGCATTCGTGAGGCGTATGGTGCATTCCGTGAATCTTCATAACGGCATCAAATCGCCGACGAAACCCGTCGTATGGCATTGAATTTCCACCAGTATTCTTCAAGGCTTCGAGGAATGGAAGAATTTTCTTGGCGATAGGAACCCGTCTAATGCCTGCTTGCGTCTTGCTGTGCTTGATGTCTAGGTATCGCTCACGAATCTTGATGTTGGCAGGGCGAAGGGCAAGGAGTTCACCGACTCGTAGGCCTGTATAAATGAGGATTAACACGGCCTGAACGTCGGGATCATCAGCCGCCTTCCATAGCCTATTGATTTCTCGGACCGTGAAAGGACGCTTGACATGGACGGGAACGTGTGGCTTTATCTCAACGAACCTTGAATAGTCTACGCTCACAAGGTCCCGTTTCATGGCCCACTTGTAGAGTTGACTGAGCAGGACACGGGCCTTCTTCTGAGTGGCGTAGCCCGCTTCAATGCCGTCTATAGCGTCCTGTAAATCATCGTATCTCAGTGATTCCATGGGCCTATCATGGAGCGGGGAAAGATGCCTATAACTGCTTATATAGGCGGAAACGCTTGAACGTGACAGTCCTTCAAAGTGGCGTTTTGACCACTTTTCGTAGCACTGGGAGAATGTTTCGTATTGACCATCATTCAACTTCAAAAGAAAGGAGAGCGCTTCAACATGGGAAGAAAAATACCCTACTGCCTTTTGTTTTCCGTCAACTGTCTTTTTGACCACGAAGGGCCGCCGCCTGTTCCCACTTAGTCGGTAGACTGTCCCAAAACCGTTAGGTAGCTTCATATAAATCACCTCGAAGGAGAACGTATCATGAATCTGACATTAAGTGAAGCCATTGCCCTCCTGACCTTCACGGGCGGGATTCTACTGTGGGTCATTCACAGTATGATTGAGCCGCTCAAGGTCCTCTTGGATAGGACCGTGCAGGCCCTGAACCGCTTGGACACCACATTAAAAGAAGAAAGGGAAAGGCGGGAGGCTATTGGGCTTAGGCTCCAAGCTGTAGATAGCAGAAGTAAGTCTAATAGCCACCGTCTGGATGTATTAGAGGAGCAGCAGCGAAAATGTTTGAACGGCTAAAAAATACGGTCTGCCGTTTGAAGGTGACCGTCAGAAGCAAGACATATATCGTGATTGTGGCAGGGCTGTCGGCCTTGCCCATCACATTGGTCCTGTATGCATGGTTATATACATGGATTACAGGGAGCCGTGACCCATGGTTGATTGCGATGCAGGACCAGTTACTAAAAATTATTGACCACATCATGGCCCCCGCCGTCGTGGCAGGTGTCGTTGCCTACGGTGCAAAGCTCGTTGACAAGGACGGCGACGGCGTGCCAGATGACTATGAAAGGAAGGATGAATGAATGCTCAAACCCACATTCATTGACTATGGATTATGGTTTCGACCGTTGCAGGAACGGAGCGCTACGGATTTGCTCGTCATCCATCACACGGGAAATCCTACCGATGATGATTTAAGCGCCGAGGAAATCCATGAATCCCATCTTGCGCAAGGCTGGGCGGGCATTGGCTACCACTTTGTCATTCGCAAGGACGGAGCTATTGAGCTGGGCAGACCGATGGACACGGTAGGAGCTCACGCCTACGGATACAATTCCCATTCCATTGGAATCCATGTCTGCGGGAATTTTGAAATTGCTGAACCTACGCCCGAACAAATTGAATCTTGCGCCATCCTCGTGGGCTGGCTTGCTGAAGAATATGGCTTGGATGTAAGCGCTGAAACCGTTGTCGGCCATCGTGACCTAATGGCGACGGCCTGCCCTGGTAAATCCCTATATGACCAGCTTGGGACGATCCGTGGCAAGGCCATCTGGTATCAACAGCACTATGACAAGGACGGTCAGTACCATGATTAGCCTCCAAACACGCCTAAAATTGCGCTTTTTTGCCTATACGCTCGTATGCTTCGTCATTGGCTTTTTGACGGGGTTTAGCTGGCGTGCGATTCATCACAAGTGTCAGACTCAAAAAGCCACTCAGACGAAAGATGTGGCGGTGGAATCCAAAATAGAAACAAAAACGATTGTTCGCTACGTGGAAAAGGAGTCTCCGACCGATGCTGACGTGGACGTAACGATTCCAAAACAGACTTTGACCGTCAAAGTCAATGGAAAAGAACAAACTTTCCAAAAATCAGACAACGAGAAGTACGTTCTTGATAAAAATAAAATCGCCCTGGAACAATCCTCCAAGGCAAGCATTGATATTAAAGTCCCCGTCATCGACAATACCCGCCGCTGGGAGCTTGGCGTAGGCGTAGACAAGCACGGACAGCCCGCTGGCATGGTCGGGTTCCCCATAAAGGGGAATGTCGGTGGCTGGGTTGCTGGGAGCAAGAGTACTGTAATGGGCGGTGTCAAAGTGCATTTTTAAGGATATAAAGAAAACCCCGTAGAGCTAGAAAATATCTAGTTCTGCGGGGGAATTTTTTTTTTGTAAATAAACAACGCATATACATTGACAAACCAACGCATATGCGTTATAATATAATCGTAAGGAAGGAGGTGAAACCGATAGATAAAGAAACAAAGGATTACTTGGAAATCTTGATCGGAGTTGCAGGGTTAGCCCTGCAGGGAGTGAGCCTGATATTGCAGCAGCGGTCAGGGAAAAAGCAATCCAAAAGAAAGTGGCCCCGCAAACGCAGACACCGTAGGAAGTAGATGCGCAAGCAAGGCCGAAGCGGGAAAGGGGCGCAAGCCCCTGACCTGCTCTAATTATAACAGTAAAAGGAGCGAAAAAACATGACAAAATATTTTTTTCATATAATCTTTATTATTGGTGTACTTTTAGCGAATTATACCACAGAATGGAACTGGGAACACATTAAATTATTTGTATCGGGAGGGATGACAGGTATATGGATCATGATGATTTTAGCGAAAAAGCGTTGCTGGAAGTAA